CAGTATTCGGTTTCGATAATAACCAGAGAGACATTTGACAGTCTCCTGATTATGGATGTACGTATCTCTAAGCCTATGCAACTTACACAGAACTAAGAATCTCAATAGCCTCATGGGCCGCGTCTAAATGGGCAAGGACCTCGATGTTATGTCGAGTTAATATCTCAACCGTTTGTCTCAACATACTTGCTTCCAATGAAATGGAATCAAGCTGAGACTGGGTATGATAGAGCTCGGAAACGAGCCTATCCATCTCCATCCGGTCGGAGATATACATTGTCCTAAAAGCAACAAATATCAGCAACACACAAAGAGCCAATCCAAACAGCACAAAGGGTTCTACTCCCTGAGTTTCATTTACCACCCCAACAGTTAGGGGGGATAATAACTCAAGAGCAGACGGTATAATAATAATTACCGACTGAGTAGACTCCTTAGATCATCATAATAAGCCAAGTGTTATTAATCAGATATAACTGAGTAGAGTAATGAACTTCATTATGAGGTTTCTTAGTCTATTTGGGATAATTCGTTTAACATCGGCTCGCTCCGTGACAACAAGTGCCACTTCACGAACTTTGCTAAACTCCTTAAAGGGTATATCACCCCATACAATAAGGCTTAAAGGTTTGCACATAGGTAAAGTCATTAGACTTAGACCAGGGGCATTCACTAAGCTCTCACTTAACTCTTGCTTTACCTGGCGTTTAGATGGTGCTCAGTATTTTAGAAATACCGAATTATATCTCACTCAGTCCCGATATAAACTCTGAAGATCTCTAAAAGATTTCTCCGGAGAGTGGACATAAGTGAACCACGTAAGATTCTTGAAATCCATCGACTTCTCTGACCAATGATCATTGTCCATATGGAGATCGTTTATACGTTCTCTAAGTTCTGGCAGCGTCAAATTATCCATAGCCTTCTGAAAGGAAGGCCACCATAATGGTGGGTATTCAAACTGTTCTAGTAGGTGGTATCCAGGAAAAGGATTTACATCCTTATCTGGAGGCCTACCTTCCGAGCTTGTACCCATATCAAATTGTGGATGCCGTCAACCAAAATCTCACTCGTCTTGTAATTGTTTCCCCAGCCTTACCAGGCGTTTCCTAATAGCCAATCTATCATCTAATAATAAGAAATAGATTTTCATCAGAATATCCCGATTAAGAATAAAGTGGGTTCCCGCTCTTTTCAACGAGATTCATTCTAGCCAGTTCATTTCTTCCCTGACTTGAAGAACCGTATAAACTCGGAGTCTTTGTGGCATATTTCAGAGATTAGCCGTTACTTTGGCTCTAGCCTTGTAGCCGAGACCACGCAGCTTTAGATAGTGATTAAACGTCACCGAATGTTTCTTTATGAATTCTGGCAGCATTGAAGTAGCGATACTAGTTACTATTACGTCTCTTAATGGGAGCATATTAGCTTTCATACCGTCCACGTAGTACTTTTTAGCAAATTCAAGTGTCCATGAGGACTTCGAAACAATCGACTTCGCCAATCCGATCTCCACCCCCAACTTCTTCGTCATAATGAAATAATAACGTGCAGCTGTGAGTGGGTCAAAAATAACGACATCATCTCCTAATACGATATAATCTTTGAAGAATCATTCTCCTTTCAGCTTTCTACTCTTAGCAGAATAAAAAGCTCACTGTACTATAATGTGGTGAGTTAGGGCTAGCATTACCCAAGATGATAATGCTCCCATGGGCTGACCTACGGCATATGTTAACGCTCTCTCACTTTCCTTAATATTATACCTCTCAGCAGTTTTACCTGAGATAAAATACTTTCTCGTGATTAAGACATTAGCTCAACCAATAGCACTTTTTAACCCTAGCAAAGGACTAAGGATATAAACCTGAAGTAAAACAGGCAATCTATCAGTCGCTGAGGATAAATCATATGAAAAGGCTTTTGGCCTCTTATATTTCTTCTGCATCTCAAGCAACTTCTTCTCTAGTTTCCCCACTTGATCAAACGTGGCATCCTCGTCTAAAAGACGAAGAACACCCTGAATGAACTTATGGAGAGGGAAAAGTAACCATTGTGTCCATGTGTCAACCATAGCGAAAACCCTAACCTTCCCAGCTGGTTCTTCCTTAAAGCCTAGTTTCCCAAGCCATCGCGATAAAAATAAATTTTCACTTTTATACTCGAAAGAGAAATACTCCAATGCTTTAGCAGGGACCAACTTGTCAAAGTCGGATACCCCCACTTTCCACAATGTGGTAAGAAATCAATCTTTTTGATCGGTGGATTCCAAGAAGGCAAGCATATGTTCATAAAATCAAACATTCTGCTTAGCTAATCATATACGGGCATAGCCCCATATGTTTAAGGGAGTAGATGAGATAACTCTACTACTCCAACTCTCCTCCCCCGGACTGAAAATAGTATTTGCAGTCTGAGGTGAACTCGTTCCGATTGGAAAAAGAGTGAATTTCATTTCACGGTATTCCTTTCTAAGACGAGGGAGGTTGAGACGGTCTCAAAAGCGATTAATCACTTCATTCAACTGCCTCTTATCCTCTCGTTCTAGTAAATCCAGTTTGGGACCACCATCAGTAATTGAATTAAGTTTCAAGGTACCAGGCATCTCTAAAACCCGATAAAGGGCAAGTAAACTTGACCATAATCGGATGATACCAATTTCCTTGGAACGGAGCATGTCGCGATGTTTACGAGGAATCCATAAAGGAAGTCCTGTACGATCTCGGCGAACTCTACGTTTCAAGGGGCCCTGATCCTGAATCCTGTAACCAGCTAAAGATTGCATAAGTAGGACATGAGAGGTTTTAAGGGTTAGAACAACCCCCCTGACTCCCTCATGGCGATACATACGTGCAACTCGAAAAGAGAAAATGCAAACACCAATTACTCTAAACCGCGATACTTTACCACCCACATCGGCCACCTTTTGTAAAAGATAACCGATTAATGAGCGGCCTTCATTTCTGAAGACCATACCATTAAAACTTTTAATACTTTTCTCTACCAGAAATCCAAAAGATTTCGTGATAGTTTGATCAGAAAATGTAGAATTTCTAAAATTAAAATTAGTAGCTATATTTATTCTGATAGAAAGCAATTCATTGAGAATATCACTTCCATAAGACTTATCTTTTAAGTCCGGAGCTTAGATTTATACACGCCCAGGGATTTTCTTCCTGGGATGCCCATTTAAAGTCTTTTTGACTCCCTCGCGGGTCAGGCTTATCGGATTTAAATATCCACCCCGTTCCTTATTCCTTATCTCTTATTTTATAGATAATCCACGTATAAAGATACGTGGTCTTGAACTCAACAATTCGCTCAACTATAATACAAAGCTCCATAGCCCTTATGCTCTATTCGAGTGTAGGGTGCTAGCCTTCAAGTTTTAAAGAGGATTCAAACCTCATCAAGCTCGTTGGGGAACTACTTCCACTTTGTATTATACTAGAATTGTAATTATTACGCTTTAAACCCTCTTTCCATTTCTGGGGAGTAGGCACCCTAGTTAAGGTGCAGTTTATGCGTTAGCAATCAAAGGATTGATCCCAATTAGGGGTTGAGTCCTCCTTCTTTTGCCTGGATCGAGAGATTCAGGTATCTCTCGAAGCACTATTTTCCGATCCCTCTTAGTATTCGTTAAGTGAAATTGATCACAAAACTCTACCTATTCCACACGGATATGTAGAAATGAGCAAGATTTCTC